TACAATCCGTACGATCTATTATTTAGAAACCTGTTCGAAGCAGGAGCAACATTCGCACCGGCTACAGAAGCCAAACAACAATACCCAATTAATATATTTGAAGACGATTCAGGACTAACTTTTGAGTTAGCTTGCACTGGCATTCCTAAAGAAGCTATTGAAGTTAAGTTAGAAGGAGATAGTATTACCTTTTCTTATGATAAGGCTAAGACACCAGACCCTGAAAGAAAATATATTCATAGAGGTATAGCAAAACGTTCTTTTAATTTAGCTTATAAATTAGGAACCAAATTTACCCCAAGCAAAGCATCAGCTAAATTTAATGATGGATTATTAATTGTAACAGTTCCATTTGCAAAATCATCGATGCCTAAAGTTTTGAAAATTAATTAAAGTAACCACAAAAGTTCGCCCTATAGGTTGGTTTACTAAATTACTTTTCGTATATTTACGTAAATAAAAAATTAAAGTTATATGCAAATTATAAAAGACCCAGTATTAGAGCCTTATTATATAGGCAGAGATTCACATTGTTACACAGTGTATGAAGTAATTACCCCAGACTCCGATAGATTAAGATCAAAATCAAGTAAAGGTGAAGATTATGAAAAACCTGTAGCACAT